GATCAAAGTATTAGTACCAACACATTCTATAATCCAGCACACTTTGCGGATCGTAAGGTGCCAACTACATTGATTGCTAAAAACTTAATGCAGGCACACGTATGGGGATTGAAAACATTCTACTACAGTCTGATTAACAAAGCAGGTAGTAAAGCAGTGCAAGAAGCTACACCAGAAGTCCATTATAATGGATTTCATAATGAAAGAGAATTAATAGAAGATGAAGATTGCGAGGCATGTAAGTTATAATGAGTAAAGCACAATACAACCTAAACACAAAGACAGACTACCTAAGTCGTAAAATGTTTCTAGACCCAGCAGGTCCAGTTACTATTCAACGCTTTGAAGAAGTCAAATACAAAAAGATTGCCGACTTCGAAGCAACAGCACGTGGCTTCTTTTGGCAACCAGAAGAGATTAGTCTTACCAAAGATTCTAATGACTTCAAAGATGCTAGTGATGCAGTTAAACATATTTTTACAAGTAATTTGTTGCGTCAAACCGCATTAGACAGTTTACAAGGACGTGGCCCAAGTCAAATCTTCATGCCTGTAGTATCTTTGCCAGAACTTGAAGCATTGGTATACAATTGGACATTCTTTGAAACTAATATTCATAGTAAGAGCTACAGTCACATCATTCGTAACATTTACAATGTACCCAAAGATGTGTTTAACACTATTCACGATACTAAAGAAATTATTGACATGGCATCAAGCGTAGGCAACTACTATGAAGCATTACACGTTATCAATTGCCGTAAACAACTAGGCGAAGCTATCACTGAAAAAGAACATGTCAAAGCAATCTACATGGCGTTACATGCGTCTTATGCTTTAGAAGCTTTCCGCTTTATGGTATCGTTCGCTACAAGTTTAGCAATGGTTGAAAACAAAATCTTTATGGGCAATGGCAATATCATCCAATTAATCCTGCAAGACGAGCTGTTACACAAGGGCTGGACAGCTTATTTGATTAATCAAGTTGTCAAGGAAGACAGTCGTTTTGCCGAAGCTAAATTAGAATGCGAACAAGAAGTATATCAACTATATATGGATGTGATTCGCGAAGAAAAAGATTGGGCAAGCTATTTGTTTAAGATGGGACCAGTAATTGGATTGAACGCTAACATTCTACGTGATTTTGTAGATTATACAGCAGTAGGAGCACTTAAGGATATCGGCATCAAGTATAATAGTCCTGCGCCAAAATCCACACCAATTCCTTGGTTTAACAAACACGTTAATACCAGCAATAAGCAAACAGCACTACAAGAATCCGAATCAACAAATTATGTCATCGGAGTAATGGGAGAAAATCTTGACTACGACTCCCTTCCTGCTATATAATATATTATGTACAAAGCACAGTTCAAAAGACACAATCCTTATGAATCTTGGACAACTATCGGAAGTTATGGTAGTGAGCAAGCGGCCATGTCTGCCGCTATGAGTTATAAAAATAAAGGTATGATAGTTGTTCGTGTTGTAGATAAGAACGGAAGTGTTATATATTCAAATTAAGTAAAGGAAAGAAGTATGAGAGCGATAGTATGGAGTAAGGATAATTGTCCTTATTGTGAGCAAGCTAAAGGTTTACTCAAAATGAAGGGCATTGAGTTTGAAGAAAAGAAAATTGGTTACGGGTTTACTAGAGAAGATTTATTAGAAGCAGTACCAACAGCAAGGACAGTACCACAGATTTTTTTAGATGAAAATCTAATCGGTGGGTTTAACGAATTAAAAAAGCATTTACAAGGATAATATGTTAATAGACAAAGGTGCAGCACCCGGTGAAGTAGTTACAATCAAACTAACTTCTGGAGAAGAAATTATAGCCAAGTTAGTTGAAGAAACCGGCGAGTATTATAAATTAAACAGACCTATGGTGTTGACCATGGGACAACAAGGACTCGGTATGGCTCCATACCTATTCACAGTCAGCAATGAAAAAGATGTAAAATTGTCAAAAGGTACTGTGACAATTATCGATGCTACTGAAAAAGAATTTTCAAACAGCTACCTTCAAGGTACCACAGGTATTAAATTAGCCTAACATGGTAAAACCAATCCAACGCCTAACAGATTCAAACAGTGGCGGCGGAAAGGTCGCTAACACTGATGGCAACAGCACAGTATATGCTAATGACCTGTTGGCCAGTGTTGACACCAGTCTAGTACGATATAGCCCAGGAACCACCACTACTGCGAACGGTAGTGGAAATGTCTTTGCTCATAAGAAGCCTGTTAACTTTACAGACAACTCAGATAACGATGGCAAGGTGCGTGTAGGCGGCAGTGGAAATGTATTTGTTGGTACTGATGTCGACACTGATACTCCTAGTGTTCGAGCTGTAGTAAGCGGAGATGAGGCAGAAGCCGATACACCACCTGCATCTCGTGGTGGACCAAGGGCCGGTAGTGGCCCAGGTTCGGCTTATTTTAGTTCCAAGGCCAAATCTGGCACTGTAGATGCTCGCGAAGTTGAAAGAGAAGATGCTGTTAAGGCTACAGGAAAAACTTCCGGTAGTGTTACTAAAAACAAAGCACCTGCAACAACTTCAGCGGGCGATGTAGGAACTACGTTCCCTAACAGTCTTCAACTAAGTCCAAATTACACCCTTGGGCAGTTGACTAGAACTCCGGGTGTAGTTTTCGATCATCCTGTATCTGCTCCTAGTGCATCTGGATTACCTACTAAAACCATAGTTGAAAATTTAAAACTTTTGGCTATCAATACTATCGAACCAATTAGGAAAAAATATCCAAACGCATTTATTACCAACACCTATAGAGAAGATTCAACAACTCAACACGGAAAAGGACAAGCAGCAGACATCCAGTTTCGCGGAGTTCCTAAATCAGAATACTTCAACATAGCCGTATGGGTCCGTGATAATGTGCCATTTGATCAATTGTTGTTAGAATACAAAACGACAGGATCGGGACTGCCTTGGATACATATTAGTTTTGCTGTTCCTCAAAGGTCTCCGAAAGACCCAACAAAGGTAATGACGTTCTTAAACGACAAACGCGAAACAAAAACAAAAGCCAACGGATATGGCTTGATTCAACTATCGGAATAATAAACATGAAAAAATTTCTTTGGACTTGCCTAGGATTTTTATCCTTAGGCATGGCATACATCGGAGTCATTACTCCGGGCATTCCTTATTCACCGTTCGTGGTGTTTGCAGCCTATTGCTTTAGCAAAGGCAGTGAGCGTATGCATCGCTGGATTTATAATCATCCGTTGTTTGGACCGTTCTTGACCAATTGGGGTGAGAAGCGTGTATTTCCTACTAAGATGAAATTTTTTATGCTAGGCATGATGAGTTTGAGTTTGATATTAATGTTTACTGGAGGAGTACCTACACGTGGGATTGTTTATACTGCAATGTTTATGGCCCTTGTTGCCATTTGGGCTTGGCGTTTTCCTGGGAGTGTTGAAGAACACCAACGAAGAATTGACAATGGAGAAAAGGTAGGATGGCTCAAGTAAACAATTTTGAAGTAATACCGTTATTTGCTACTCCGCTGTATAGAACCAATCTCGGAAGTCTAGCAAAAGATATGAGAGACTTTATTGAGAATACAGAATTTGAACGTATGCCTTACGGCAATGGAGATTATTCAGTAAACAAATATATTCTCAATTGTCCAGAGCTTGCACTATTGAAAGAAAAGATCATGAACAAAGTCAATCACTTTGTCTATGATTATTTAGACTGTAAAAAAGTCATGACTTTTGAAATGGAAAACAGTTGGGTCAATCGACACTACAAAGATGATTTTAGTCAACCACACTGGCACGGCAGCAGTATACTCAGCGGAGTTTACTATATCGAAATTGAACAAAATACCGGAGACATCATATTCCATAAAGATAGGACTCATATGAATCTATTCAATCCGTTGATTGAAATTGGTCACAATTTTGAAGATTCCGAAGATCAAAGTAAAATGAATATCTACAATATTCAAAATTTTGGAATGCAGCCTTTGAAAAATGATCTGTTGTTATTCCCATCTCAGGTATCCCACTCAGTAGATCCAAATGTTAAAGGCAAAACTAGATATACTCTAGCATTTAATCTATTCCCAAGAGGCACCTCAGGCGGTGCAATTAATACATTAACTCTATGAAATGTGAAAAAGGCGATCTAGCCAAAATTATAATGAGTCTACGTCCTAGCAATATAGGTAAAACTGTATTGGTAGAAAAATACATTGGACATTTCAAACAGGGTGAAGAATTTGATTTTCGTGGCGTTTCGTGCAAAGCACAGATTACCGATCATTTTTGGTGGATATCTACTGAATTTGGATTGAGCAACATGTACGGCGATACGCCAAAAGCATATATTCCAGACACGTGGCTAGAACCTATAAGACCGGACAAGTTAGTCCAAAAAGAAAAGAAAGAGGTTGACATCACAGCCTAAAGATGTTTAAATATACTACACACAGCAATTTTAATAACTAAGGAAAATAAGTAAATGGCAACAGGTAAAGTAAAATGGTTTAATGAAACCAAAGGTTTTGGGTTTATTACTCCAGACGAAGGTGGTGAGGATTTATTTGCTCATTACTCTGCAATTCAGACTTCAGGTTTTAAAGTCTTGCAAGAAAATCAAAACGTAAGTTTTGAAGTTGTGCAAGGCCCCAAAGGCAAGCAGGCTGCAAACATTTATCCAGCGTAAGTTGGTTAAATAAAAGAATTGTTGTAATCCCTTCAAAGCGAAGGACTTCTGGACGCGGGTTCGACTCCCGCCAGGTCCACCATAAAGTATATTCGGTTGGCACATAGCCAACAGA